GGACGAAACCTTAACTAAGGAATAGCCTTACTTAAGGATACGTGGCCTTCCTTTACTAGCACCGCGTATATTTTGACGCTCTCTAGGCCCTAGCCCTCCCCAAATACCATAAGGCTCATAAGCAGCTATAGCGTATTCAGCGCACTCCTGTATCACAGGGCAAGTTTGACAGAGCTTTTTTGCTTGCGATACTTCACTAGTCGCGCCTTCTGCCATGTTAGGGAACCAGGCTTCGGGGTCTGTGACTTGACATGGGGGAATCTCAGGGGCCTCTTCGATTGCTTTGGCCAGTCTCACATAAAGCTGCTCTACTTTCATAAAGCAGAGGTTATCTAACGGTTATTGAAAATGTCAAAACGGCTAACGCTCAGACGGTAGAGAACCGCCCCAAATGCCGTGTCTCTGGTTTGTCTCTAGTGCATAGGTAAAGCACTGCTCGATAATCGGACACTGATTACAGCCCGCAAGCGCTAAGGTCTGGGCTACTATTCTTTGCTCTGGCTCTTGCATATCTTCTGGAAACCAGTATTCAGGCTTCCATTCACACGGAACCGTACCCGCTTGGCGAACTGCTTTGAGTAGGCCCATATACCGACTTGATAAATGTCCGAGCCAGTCCATAGACTCAGGCTATAGGAAAAGGAGCACAAATGAAACAACACGCACCGAAGGAATTTAACGGGGCAAAACTCGTAGGCGTCTTTGAGAGCGACTCGGACGAGTGGCACGAAGCCAGGGCTTACTCTCTCGGCGGCAGCGAATTGGGGACGATTCTCGGACTTAACCCGTGGGAGTCAGGGTACGCGCTATGGGCCAAGAAGACAGGCAAGATTGAAACAGAGAAGCTAGACAACTGGGCCATTAGGTTTGGCAAGGCTTTCGAAGAGCCGATACTAAAGCTATGGGAGCAGGAGCACCCCGAATACGAGGTATATACGACGGGCACTTATCAGCACCCCAAATACGACTACTTACACGCAAACCCAGACGCTCTGGCCAAGCACAAGCAAACGGGAGAGTGGATTATCGTCGAGGTAAAAACGGCCCGTACAAGCTTCGAATCACTACCCGTACACTACGAAGCTCAGGTACGACACTATATGGCCGTTATGGGGCTTTCTAGGGCTGTTGTAGTGGCTGTAGCGGGCATGACTTGGCAGGAGTTCACAGTAGACCGCGACGACTTTATAGAGGCTGCTAACTTGCAGGCTTGCGCTCGCTTTATGCAATACGTAAGCAACGACATAAAGCCAGACTACGACGGTGCAGAATCGACTTACGAGGTCGTGCGTAAGCAACACCCGCTAATTGACGAGACACTAGAAGTCGAGATAGACGGCCTACACAACCTGTCACTAGCTCAAACTAAGTACGACGAGGCACTTGCAGAGCTTAATAAGCAGAAGTGCGAAGTTATGGAAGTTATGGGTAACGCTAAATATGCCTATGTAACAGTCAACGGAGAGAAAATAAGGCTAGTATCTAGACAAGCTAGGAAAGACGGCGTACCTTACCTAGTGATTAGAAAGGCGAAATAATGCAGCTATTCCTAGGCGACAGGATTACATTAGCTAAGGACGAAACATTCGTAGAGGGCCAAACTCGCGGAATCATTCTTGACGCTAACGGCAAGGTAGAACGTGTGTATATTCATGGCATAGAGGGCAGTTTCTTTATGCGCGACGGCTGGAAGTTTGTTGAAGAAGAAGAGGAAATCGAGGCCGAAGATGACTGAGATTCTGATAGTCCTACTCGCCGTCTCAGGGGCGCTGCAGTGGGTTGTTATTGCCGCTGTTAGGTCGCGTCTAAACAAACGTACTAAGGACCTGCTAAGCATTAACGCGGCAACACTAAAGGCCGTAACTGCTGTAATCAACGCAAGCGGAGAGCAGGCAAAGATTAACAGCGCGCAGCACGAACTAAACCAGTTAATCGGACATAACCTAGAAGTCCTAGGTGTGCACACAAAGCTTCTAAAGCCAAGCGTAGGCTTTGAGGCGGAGCAGTTTCTAAGTTGGTACAACAGAAAGAAGGGCGAAAATGGCGAGGTTTAATCTCGACGAGTACGAGACAGTAGAAGAGCGCATTAAGCGTTTCTATAGCATGGCAAGCGACGGCCGCATAGTGACAGAGTGCGTTATTCCAGGTACAGATGGTAAGTGGTTATTCAAGGCCTACGTCTACCTAACAGCAGGCGACCAGGCTAACGGTCTACCAAAGGCTACGGGCTACGCTTCGGAGTCAGACGGTGGACCACAGACAGACTGGAAGGCCGAGCTAGGAGAGACGTCCGCAATCGGACGCGCACTTGCCAATATGGACCTATCAGGGAACAAGAGGGCCAGCCGTGAGGAAATGCAGAAGGTCGCCGCTGCAGAGGTTGACTATGTTGCAGAGCTAGAAAAGGCAAAGACTAAGGCAGAAGTTCTAGACCTGTACAACAAGGCCAAGCGCACTCAGGCACCTAAGAGCGTCCTAGACCTAATCACTGAAAAGGGCAAGACTCTAAAGTGAACCCGTTAGAGATTCAGCAGGAGCTAGCGGCCCTAATTGCAGAAAATCAGCGTGGAGCAACCGCGCTATTTGAAGCAGAGCGGGCTCTAGCCGAAGCCGAATACGAGCTAGACACGCAAGAGCAGAAGGCGTTTCTAAAGGCACAAGGCACCGTAGCAGACCGCAACGCACTAGCAAAGCTAGAGAGTGCAGAGGCAAGGCTACAGCGAGACCTAAGACGCGCTGAATTCAACCGTATCAAAGTAAAGATTAAGGCGATTGAGGTCGGCATTATGGCCCTAGCAACTCAGGCCAAGCTCGTGCAGTCGGAAGTCAGGGCCTAAACTTGCGGCATGAGAAACAGCGACATAAACAAACTCCGTAACCGTGACTCGTGGTGTTGGCACTGCGGCCAAGAATCAGACCTAGTACCGCACCACAGGGCTAACAGGGGCTTCGGAGGCTCTAAGGTCCTAGACAGCCTGCAAAACGTTATCTTGGTTTGCGCTCAATACAATGGCGCTATGGAGTCAGACGCCGCAGTAGCAGAATGGGCCAGAGACCTAGGGCACAAGTTGTCTAAGTTTGCTTCTCCTGCTGCTCCCGTCTTTGACGTTTTCGCTAAGAAGTGGTACAACTTAGACGAGAAGGGGAACAAACATGAAACAGAGCCACCTAGCTATCTCATATGACGACCTGCTAAAGCGACTCGAAGCAGAGCGTCTAGATATAAGCTACAGAACTACGAAACCTAGCCCTATGGTAAAGGTCGTAGAAAAGGTAGTTAAAAAGGTCCCAGAGGCCGCTAAGAGCCTTTATTTTCACGCTGGCAGGTACGCAGCAGGGGATAGAGATAAAACAGCCGTCCAAGCTTGGCAGAAGTACCAGGCAGAAGAGGGTATAGAATAGAAAGCGGATAGGCCGCGTAAACGACCTACCCGCACAAACCGATAAGTACAGTATCGGCTTTCCTATTTTACGGGATTAGCCGAGGAATAGGAAATTATGTCTATTCAGACAATGACTGAAGTTTGGCAGCACTCACGGAGCGAAGGCAGAGCACGCCTAGTCCTCTTAGCAATCGCAGACCACCAAGGCGAAATAGGCGCTTGGCCGTCTATTGCTACGCTTGCCAAAATGGTTAACGCCAGCGAGCGCTCGGTACAGCGAGACATTCAAGAGCTACAGGCCCTAGGCGAATTGCGCGTAGAAGTACAGGCCGCACCTACTCACGGACAGTACAAGTCAAACCTTTACTGGGTAACTTTGCCAGGGGTGACAGAATCGGATAACGACTCTCATTTATCTTCGTCAGGGGTGACAGAATCGCAATCAGGGGTGACAGATTCAGCGTCAGGGGTGACAGCAGGTGGCGTACTAACCCTTATAGAACCCTTAAGAGAAACTAATAAGTTAAATACGCAAATTGCGGATATGTTTTCTGAGTTCTGGAAAGAGTATCCTCTACGCAAAGACAAGGGCCACGCCCTAAGAGCTTTCAAGAGTGCTCTAAAGCGAGCTCAGTTCGAAGAGATACTCGCGGGGGCTATTGCTTACCGCAACGACCCTACCCGCAAACCAGAGTTCACTAAGTACCCTGCTACTTGGCTAAACGCAGACGCTTGGGAAAACGCCGCAGTCCTACCAGAAGTCAAAGCGGCTAACGAAGAGCGAAGAAGGCGCGAACACGAAGCCACTAAACGCTACCTAGAAGAGCAGAAGGCTCTAGAAGCAAACATGCGTGGCCCTGCTCTCTGCAAACACGGCCTTAATCTTGCTAGGTGCGTGCCGTGTCTAAAGGAGCTAAGCTAAATTGCGTGGCGGAAAAACTTTGTCAGAGGTGCGGTATACAGTGGGAGGTAGAACCTACCCGCAAAGTAAACGACCTATGCGTAAGCTGCAGAGCGAGGAAAACACAAAAGGTTCGGGACTGTCTCCCGTGGCATGGAAGGTACGCTAACGACATGCTTACCCCCGTACACGAAGACGGCAGTCCCGTAATGCCAGGAAAGAGAATCTGCGGAAACTCAGACTGCGTAAACACTAACCACCTAGAAAGGGCATAAATTGGCAACTATCACTATCGAGAACTGCAAGGTAGAGAAGATTATTACTGGCTACGGCTTTAGAGGCTCAGAGACCAAGGTAATCAAGGGCGAGGAAAAGAAGTCTTGGTACACCGTCTGGACTAAAGAGGCTGTAACCGAGGGCGACACTGTAACTGTCGAGGGCGAGCTAACCGTAAAGCTCGAAGACTTCACGGGCCGCGACAATCAGCCACGCAAGATTGCAGCAGTGCACGTAAATAACGCGCTAGTAATGAGCGAAGCTCCGTTCTAATGATTCTTCTAGACGTTCTCGGCGACCCCGCCCCACAGGGCTCTAAGCGAGTCTTTAACGGCAGGGTAGTCGAGGCGTCTGGAGAGAAGCTAAAGAAGTGGCGTAAGGCCATAGCTGCAGCGTGCGAAGCACACGCACAGGAAAACATAATCCTTGGACCAGTGAAGCTAAAGGTTGTCTTCTTTCTGCCTAGGCCACAGACAGTAAAAATCACAAAGCGGCCACTACCTATAGTCCCGCCAGACCTAGACAAGCTCGTGCGAGCTGTAGGCGACGGTGTAGGACAGTCTGGCCTTATATGGGGAGACGACTCCCAGATAGTCGTAATTGAAGCTAGCAAGTGCTACGCAGACGACCGCGAACCAGGCGCGTTGATTCAGATATCTAGCCTCTAATCTCTGTTACAAATTTGTTATCTAAATAGTTGACCAGTATTTATTTAGTTCTGTATTCTTTTTCTAACGGTCTCAGAAAGGGATATCATGACCACTTACAGAATCAGAATCGGCGAAAACTACGGCAGCCTCGTAACTGGCTTTCTTTGGAAGGACATTCAGGCTCACTCCATGGAAGAAGCCAAGGCAGCAGCGGACGCAATCGTAGCCGCAAACGCAGACCTAGACCTTTTTGTACGCTTTGTAGTCGAGCTAGACAAGGCAGGTGCATAATGCAAGCGGTAACTCGCAGGGCAATCACGCTAAGCGCTCTAGTGCTGGGAGGAGTAACCCTTCTAGCACTAGACCTACACCGCGTAGTTCTTAGGGCCGTCTGGCCTTACCTAGAGTCCTTCTGGTTTACGAACATAGCGTTCTAATGTACGAACTCAAAGAACTCAGCACAGACGACTTGCTAAAAGTCATTTCACACGTGAACTCACACGCAGCCAAGGCCAGGGCCCTAAAGGAGTCCGAAGACCTAGACAGCGCACTATTTCTAATCGAACTACTAAACAAAGAGCTAAAGGAGCGAGCATGACCATTAACTGGCAGACCCCGCCACGTAAGGGCAAGTACAAAATCATTCAAGAGCAGCTAAAGGCTAATAAGGGCGAGTGGGCCAAGCTAGGCACAATCTCTATTAGCAGCGTGTACGCGCACTTTAACGGCCCAGACTACGAGCGTCGTTTCGTAGGTAGCAAGAGCAAAGAAATCTACGTACGTTATGTAGGTAACTAATGAATACTCAGGAAATTCAGCAGCAGCTCATATACCTAAACGAGCTAACGCTACAGAAAGGATTTGACTTAGGCTGGGAAGCTGTTATCGAGCAGCTAGAGCTAGAAGCAGACAACCTACACAACCAGGGCAAGGACCTACCCGCCCAGGCTGTACGCAACGTAATCAAGAAGATTCAACACAACCACTAAGGAGCAGACATGAAACTACTAGACAAAATTTACTTCGCAATTAGCGACCACTACAAAGGCCTAAAGTACGGCCAGTGCAAGACACACGAGCAGGGCTATAACAACGGCTGGGACGACGGCTTCGAGAACGGCGTAATCAGTTCGCGCAAGGCCGTAATTAACAAACTAGAGAACATGAACTTAAACGCCAGTGACCAGTCTTTCCAGCTTGGCTATCTTCACGCTCTCGCAATCGCAAAGGGTGAAATTTAATGACTGTCAAAATTGTCGTCTGGGAACTACCTAACTGCGTACAGTGCCGCCAGACCAAGCGCGAGTTCGACAAGCGCGGCATTATCTACACCACCCGCAAGCTCACTCCAAAGGCCGCCGATAAGTTCTTGGCTATGGGCTTTACTTCGGCCCCGATTATCGAGACCGACGCTAAGCGCTGGAGTGGGTTCCGACTAGACAAAATCAAGAGCCTAGAGAACTACCTAAAGGTAGAGCGTATGCGTGGTATCAGCGTGCCACTAGAGCCTATGAAGCAGGTAGCAGACGAGGTAGAAGATGAGTAAGTTTTGGCTAGGCATGGTAATTGTCAGTAGCGTTATGACTGGCTTTATGTTGGCTGTTCTTATGTTTCAAACCTTGACAATTTTTGGCGGCGGAAGATGAAAGAAGAAATTTTCGAAATGGACTCTACGCCAGCCAAAATAACAATTTATGGCAACTGGTTTCTTACGCAAGGTGACGTTTACTGGCGAGATAGGTATTTCTACTTTCGCCTAAAGCATGCCTACGCTTCATTTACCGAATATGAGTCTAAAAACTGGGTAGAAGAGCAACAGTACGAAATAAACGAATGGGGCATGGATTATCCGCAAGACGACGTAACTTCAAAAGAAGTAGCTAAATTGTTTTGGCACTTAGTCGTAACGAAAGACCCCGAATACCTAACGGGCCATAAAGAAAGCATTAGGAAAATTCGAGAGCTAATCAAAGGAGAGCAGAAATGAGTAATAGAAAACTAATGCTTGATGACCCTGCTGCCTACTACATGCAAGTAGGAGCAGAGCAAGAGCGTGAACGCATTATCAAGCTGCTAGAGCGTTACCAAGGTTGCCGAGATGATGAACTCTGCGCTTATACCTGTTCATGCTTACGCTCAGACAGATTTATCGAACTAATCAAAGGAGAGCAGAAGTGAGTAATCTAATTCTTCATTGGTGCGAAAACTGCGGCAAAGAGGAAACGCTAACTAGCGAACAAGGCTACGACGCAGGTTGGGACTTTCCACCACGATTCGGGGCTTTTGGAGTTGTCAGCCAGAGAACCTGCGGAAATTGCCAGATAGATACCTCAGCCTGGTGGCAAATGGCAGTCCTAAAAAAGAGCTACGACGAACTTTCAGACAAGCACAAGGCAACAGTTCTACGAATACTAGGAGAGCAGAAGTGAGTGATTGGCTAGACGAGTTTCGTTTCGCAGGTGCAGAGCTAAGTCAAGGCGAAAAAAGTCTCATGCGGTTTGCTATGAGTAAAGAGCGTAAGCGCATTATCGAGCGGCTAGAAAATGCTATTGCCGAGAACGGCAAAGACTCATGGCTAGATGTAATCGAACTAATCAAAGGAGAACAGAAGTGAGTGACATTAACTACCTAATTGCTACTAACGGTATAAACGCCTTTAACAACGGCTACCAGGCTGGGATTCTTGCAGAGCGAAACAGAATCCTAGAAATCGCTCAGAAGATTGCCTTTGACAACTGGAAGGGCCATGACCTAATCTCGCTACAGGACCTAGAGGAGCACGTAACAGATGAATACAAGTGAGCGAGTGACACTCGACTTTCTACAGGCAGCGGGACTCCTAGAAGCAGAACTCGTCTGGTCTAGCGACTTTGACGGAATCCGCAAGCCACTAGCTGAATATTTAAGGGTAACTAGTTCGCTTGGCATAGCTAACCACCCTGCCTTACGCCAGGTAGTAGAACAACTACTAAGCACCGAAAACGACCTAAGCATAGGAGACTAAATGTTAGAAGACCTAAAGCCCCCTAGCCCGTTTAAGGGCAGTTGTAAGGTAGGCCAGATTATGCTCACACTCGACAAAGCAGACCAGGAGATTCTTTCTGCTGCTATCTTCGACTCGGCAAACTGGCCAGTCAAAACCTTATCTAGGGCGCTAACTGAGAAGGGCCTCCAGATAAGCGACACACCGATTACTTCTCACCGCTTTAAGAATTGTGCGTGCTTTAGATAATGCTAGAGAACTTAGCTAGCCTAGCTAACCAAGGCAGCGATAAACGAACCACAAGCCCTAAAGAGTCTTGGCGACCGCAGTTAGAGCTAGACGCAGACGGCGGATTCTTTGTGAGCTCACCTAGGACCGAAGAGCCTGCTAACGCTACTGAACTTCTAGCCGAGTTCGACCTAGACCCTGCAGACTGGATTATTACTAACGTACGCCGCTCTAAGTGGCAGACGTATTCTGGCGAGTGGCTAGAGTCCTACAGGGTTTCACTAAAGCCAGCTTCGGCTCGTGGCTTACTAATCGACGCTTCGGCTATCGAGGCGGAGATTAAGAAGTGGCGTCCGAAGAAAGAGCAGAAGACCTACGGCGACCTAACTGCTATCTACAACATTGGAGATACTCAGTGGGGCAAGGACGCGGGCGACGGAACTGCTGGCACCGTAGATAGAGTTATGCGAACTCTGCAGGGAAGCTTACAGAGGCACAAAGAACTAAAGAACCGAGGCATAGGCCAAATCGCGCTACCGCAACTCGGAGACTGTATCGAAGGTGTCGTCTCCCAGGGTGGCAAGATAGCAGGACGCCTAGACCTGAATCTAACTTCACAGGTACGCGTAGGACGTCGAGTCCTCCTAGAGTGGGTTAAAGCTTTCGCCCCGCTTACAGACAACCTAGTAATTCCAGTCGTGCCAGGCAACCACGACGAGTCGCACCGCCAGCTAATCACAGACCCTATGGACTCTTGGCAGGTAGAGATAGTGCAGCAGGTCCTAGACATATGCAAGGACAACCCAGCACTAGCTCACGTAACAGGACGCTTCGCCGAGAGAGACAACACGACCCTAGCCGTAGACCTAAGCGGCACGCTCGTAGGTTTCGCACACGGCCACCAGATTAGAGACCCCGAGAAGTGGCTAGCGGGACAGGCCCTAGGCCAAACCGCAGTCGGAGGGGCAGAAGTCCTTATCAGCGCTCATTACCACCATTACGCCGTAAAGCAGCTCGGACCGCGACTCTGGATACAGACGCCAGCACTAGACGGCGGCTCTTTCTGGTTTGCAGACCGCAGAGGCTTAGGCGGAGGCAACACCCCTACAGGAATCGTCTCGCTCGTCGTAGGTAAGGGCTACGACCCAAGGCGAGACCTATGCGTTATCTCAGGAGACTAAATGCCTAGCTACGACTACAAATGTAAGACTTGCGACAACTCAGTTACGTTAGTAACAGGTATCAAAGAACAACACGAAATACCTAGTTGCGCTAAATGTAAAGCAGACATGGTGCGAGAGTACGGCCTAGGCACAATCACCTTTAAAGGCTCAGGGTTCTACAGGACAGATAAGTGAGCTGGACCTATAGGCTCACAGTAGAGCAAGAAGCCCTAGCAGCTCGCATAGGCTACGAACGCCAGCTACCCTACCTAGCTAAGCCAGAACGCAATCGCAACTACTCAGAGGGCGACATATGGGAAATATGGCAGCACGCAGTAGCAGCAGGCTCAGAGATAGCAGCGGCAGAAATGCTAGGGATTACGGGGTTCGTCCCGCATGTCAACGCCTACAAGAGCAGACAGGATATCCCAGGCTACGAGGTGCGCTATGCGTTTACCACTAACCGCGGGCACTCGCTACGGTACAGCTCAAAGGTAGATAACAAAGAGGAAATCTATATCCTGCTTACAGGCGGACCAGAAGCACGTACACGCCGTACAGCAGAGGACAACTGGCAGGGCCCAGCGTATACAGCAGTAGGTTGGTTATACGGCTACGAGTGCGAACGCCCAGAGTATCTATACCAAGGCCAGAGCTACTACGTCCCATGGCGAGAGCTAAACCCTATGGAGGCGCTACCCCGTGTTCCCTAGACCTTGCATTAGTTGTCAAAGAATTCATAAAGACGGAGGCGACTACTGTACCCGTTGCCGCACCGAACGTAACAGACAGAGGGAAAACAAACCCGAAAGAAGAATTAAAAAGAAAGCCCTATACGGGGGAGACTACCCCCGCCGTCGTGCAGCCATGGTAGAGCAGACAATCGTTTACAACCTGCCATGTCACATATGCAAACAAAACTTTCAGAGGGTAGAAGACATAACAGCAGACCACGTAGACGCTACGAATCCTAATTCGATTCTTCTTCCAGCTCACAAAACCTGCAATAGCAGTAGGGGTAACCGTCCAATAGAAAGCTAGTTAAAGACGGGGGCACTCCCTAGACCAGAAGCTACGCAACCCCAAACAGCTTTGTTTCTGTAAACGCTTACAGTCATTCACTAGCAAACCAAGAGCACTCCAAGCACCCTCCCGCCACTATATGTAGGGGTGGGGTGTTTCTTTTAGTACTACATGTGACTAAGAC